TAAGTGTAAGTTTCTTAAAACAGATTCATCAATTTTAGGTTTACCATTGGGAGTAAATTCTTTAGGAGCCCAACCGTAGAGGCTTTGGAGCCTGTTTGAGATATGATCTCTGCTGTTTGGATTAAATTCTGTGAGTTTAATCTTAGTAAGCTCTTTTCCAACTGTATAGCCTCGTTTAGAGTCAGTTCTCTTTGGTATAAAGCTTCCTGAACTCTCATACCAAGGCTTGAACGCACTCCTAAGTTTCTTACTAAGCTCTTCTTTACGTTTAAGTAGGCGTACATATAACTCTTGTCCTTTCTTAATATCAAAGCCAAAGCCATATTCTTCCTGTCTTTGAATGACCTTAGCAAAAGCCATTTCTAAATCTACAGCTTCCTTAGAGTAATCTTCTAGTTCTAAGTGTTCAAACAACATGGAAGTAATAGAAACATCTATCATACAGTAGTCTGCCATATCTTCAGTGAACTTCTGCCAGTCTGTTTGTTCATGGTAGTCTCCCTTCTTCATGCCTAAACGATAACCCCAAGCTTTTAATGAATGTGAACCACATAGTTTAGGTTCTAACTTCTTAGATTGAAAATCATGTTCTTTAAGGTTAGTATAGATCAACCTAGAGTAAACCAGGGTATCTATTATTTTAGTCTTAGGTCTAGGGGTCCATCCCAATACTTTTTTAAGAACAGGAAGATCATACCCTATGATATTATGTCCTATTAAAGACTCTGCTTCAGTCATATAAGTAAGACACTCCTCCAGACTATCGTGTCCTGCAGCATTAGCAAACAGTTGACCAGAATTAGTACCCACTGGAGTCATGCCAATACAATGAACTTTAGTTACGTCCTGAAGTAAGCCATCAGTCTCACTATCAAAGATCAGATTCATGTATATCCTCCAGTTTAGAAACTCTCCTGTCCAAATTGTCCAGCCGATTCCACTGTGCTTCCACACTCTTGGAGCCTTCCTGTTGTTTCATCATAGTAGAGTGAGCAAGCAACGCCTGTTTTTGCTCCTTTATACCTTGCCTTGAGGACTCTAACGCTTGTCTCAGAGTTTGATTGTTGGTCTCGTTCAAGTCCAATGACAAAATCTGATAATTGAGCGATACTTCCGCTTCCTCTAAGGTCGCTAAGAGTGACTTGTTTCCCATCTTCATGTCCCTTTCCTTGCAACGGCCTCTTCAAATGAGAGACAATGAACATACCTATATTTAACTCTTCCACCAGGGATCTAAGATTAGTCATAGTATTATCTATGAGTCTTCTTTCGTCTCCTCCTTCAACCCCCGATACCATAATAGAGATGTGATCAAGGATAATCCAACGAACACCACAGGTATGAGAGAGATAACGAATACGATTAGTAAGTACTTCTCCATTTAAACTCCCAAAATGATCATAGAGAAATAAGCGTCCACTGGAAAAAACCCTTTCCCATACTTCTCTAAAATATTTTTTATCTAAATTTTCCTTTAAATGTAGCATCTCACTTGCTTCAATAGACATGAAATCTACTGCAGCCTGTCGAACACTTTCCTCCAAGGCAATATAACCAACCGTTTCCCCTTTTGATAGGAAGTAGGAAGCAATCTCTTTGACCGCTGTCGATTTTCCAGCACCTGTGCCAGCACAAAACGTAACAATTTCGCCTCTTCTTGCACCCAACGTGTATTCATTTAAACCTCTCCAAGGATATTCATGGTCACTAGCAGTCATAGGAGTATTTACTAGCTCCCAAGTATCTTCACCTGCCACGATACCATCAGGTCTGTAAATCTTAGCTCTCCAGATAGCATCTACAATTACTGATGCACCTTCTTTTACCAAAGTTTCATTAACATCTTTATGTGGTAATACGGCTATCTTACATCTACCTGGTGGAAAGAGCTCTGCTGCAGAGGTTGAGGCTGATCGTCCTGCACTATCCATATCAAACATCAGGATAGTCTCATCAAAGTTTTCTAACAGCCACTCAAGGTCTTTACCGATAGCTTTCTTAGCTGAACCAACACCATTAGGGATAGATACTACAGGCCACTTACAGTTCTGAGCTTCAGAAACAGAAAGACAATCTATTTCTCCTTCTGTAATTACTATCTTCTTACCCTTACCCCACATATGCTTACCCCAAAGACTCGTACAATCACCTAGAGTCCTGAAGTCTTTATCCTTCAGTCTTATCTTTTGTCCTACTACTCTTCCTTCTTCAATGAAGGACGCAATGTGACAATGTCCTCCTTGATATTCTCCAATTGAGTAGGAGTGTTTTCTACAGGTTTCTTCATTAATTTTTCTTTTAGTAAGCTGTAGAAACTCTCCTCTGAGTGGAGTATATTGTTTATTGGAAGGTTCATTGGGCGAAACCACAGCCACATTATTAGTACCATGCTCATAACGACCACAGTCGAGACCAAAACAAAACGCATGTCCATCATCATACCTCTTTAAGTTATCTTTAGAACCACAGGAGGGACAAGGCTCAGTCCCTACACATTTCGAGGATCCACGATTCTGGTATCCTTGATCTGCTGTAGTTGAATCCATGTTTGATACACCAGTCTGCATAAGTTGTCTTAGCTCCCTTATATAATTTCTGATTTGGGTTAGTAAAGACAAACCTTATATCAAGTTCAGGGTGTTGCTCCCTAACCAAGAGATGTTTTGCTCTATCCTTGGCTAAGAAGCGTCCCTTAGTTTCGATATAAATACTACCAATCTTAAAGTCTGGAGTATAGGTATGTGGCTTACCAATATAGTGAATTTTATCAGGTTCAAACTCCCATTTTACTTTGAGAGAATCTAACTGGTTTCCTATACGTTCCTCTAAGCCACTCCTATATCCATGCCTTTTTCCACGCCGCATCTGGTTACTAGAAATCTTCATCATCCTCTAATTCTTCACCATCACTACCATTACTATCATTCCTGCTACTTACAAAGCTACCTTTAGGTTCATTAGACCAATCATCCATCTCTCCTGAGCTTTGATATTCAACCAAGTCTAGTATACGAACACCTTTCATTCTAAAAGTAACTCCACCTTCTCCTTGGTCATAAGGAATAGCTTCATAGCTTACTTGAATCTTACTACCACCACCTATCTTAACGTCAGTAACACGAGTACCTTCTGCATCATATAGAATTGGAGCTTGTTCCCAACTATCACCTTTCTTAGTCTTAACTTTAGCTTTCAACTTAAACCTAACTGAGTATTTACCTGTCTTCTTCTTATCTCCATTCTCATCTTTAATATACTCAGGACCAACTGGAGAACGTCTACCACCGATGCCTACTTCTTTGACAACATCCTGTAACTTTTGTGCATCCTTCTTATCTAAGATGAGGTTTACTTGGTATACCCCATCAGCGTCATACCTAGTATCAGGCTGGTTCAACCAGGGGTATGCTGCAATTCCTACAGGTGATTTGAATTTCTTAATATCCATAATCTAAAGCTCTCCTATAATAAATTTTTCGGCTCCACCAAACTCAGGAACCTTAGTCCTTTTTGCTTCTACTCTCATGTTATTGGCTATCTGCATTACTTCTTGAATACCATATTGGTCCTCCAGTTTGTTTTTAAAGAGACAACTAAATAGTCCTACTATTATGGCTTGTTTCTCTGCTTTAGGTCTATTATCCAAGACCTCTACAGCTCTCATCATACCTTCACTAACTTGCAGTAAGTTTGAGTTAGCTAAAAAAGTACTCACTGTGTTCTACCTCCTCTATTTTGAGTTTTCCGTATTTTGGAAGTGCCGGAAGTTCCGTGTCTGTAAGCTTTTGGCACTCGTCTCTGAAATCTTTGAGAACATCTTCTGAATATATCTGGATAAACTCACGTCTAATAACTGAAGATAACGCTTCCATGTCAGAAGCATGAGTACCAAACGAGTCATGCACCACAGCGAAACTCTGTATATCATAATCTTCCCTGGCTCCTATGATGGTACGCATTAAATGACAGGCATCATATGAATGGATGAAGTTTGGAGCTATACCGTTAGACTGTCTCTGTTTGTTCATTCTTTCTACATCTTCAGGTCCAGCAGCATACAAGGAAGCCATACGCCCGTTTATAACAGTCTTTACCTCCCTGACTACAGACTTCAGATACTTTTGCTTAACAAGGAAACCTGTAGGTAAATGCCAGTATATTGCCTTGTCTTCTTTAGCTAATATCTGAGCTACAGCCTGTAGCCAGACCATTCCCTCTCTTGCTGAATAAATCACTGAACCAATAGAATCCCAAACAGTAGACGCTAGGCATTTGGCATGGGGCCAAAGGTCTACAGCATTGGTAATATTATCACCTAAAGGAGTCCCTTTGTCAAGCTGTTTTTTAATTTCTTCATAAATTTGATTCC